CTATTTCATCCTCCATAATATGATGTCGTACCTGTGATTCCATCAAGTGCACCACATCTTAACAAACTCAAAATTATCTCGAACTAACCAGCTCGACAAATTCCTTTTTTGTCTTCATCTGCATTATATCATATTGTTATAAGCATTGCCATTTCTTTTCTGCTTTTGAAAAGTTACTTATCAGCCTATGTTTTGTAAAGGGTGATATTCAGCATTTCTCACGCAACAAGCCCTTGACAAACCATAGACTAATAAGTTTTAAGGTAATCAAGCAGAAATGAAATAGTCTGCTGTTTCACGGCAACAAAAAAGAGATACCAACACACTTATGTAGTATCTCTTAGTCTAGTAGCAATATTCTTTTGTTTGCAAGCAGGTAAACATGGGCTGTTTCTTAATATCTTTTTGTTTGGGAAACACCGGCGGTCGATTGCGTCATCGTGTTAAGACCGACAAAGGTCAGAAGCCTATACAGTCAAATGGTCGGGCGCGGAACGCGCCTTGCGCCCGGCAAGAAGGATCTTCTGCTGCTCGATTTCTTGTGGCACACTGAACGCCATGAACTTTGTCATCCTGCTCATCTGATATGTGAAAACGAAGAGGTCGCAAAAAAGATGACGGAGAATATCGAAGCGGCAGGTTGTCCGGTTGATATTGAGGCTGCCGAGCAGCAAGCCGAGAGCGATGTCGTCGCTCAGCGTGAAGAAGCTCTTGCGGCGCAGCTCAAGGAAATGAGGAAGCGCAAGCGCAGACTTGTCGACCCGCTGCAGTATGAAATGTCGATTTCCGCGCAGGATCTTTCAAGCTATGTTCCGGTGTTCGGTTATCAAATGTTACCGCCTAGCAAAGAACAAATTGATGCATTGGAGAAATGGGGTATACTTCCCGATAATATTGACAATGCAGGCAAAGCAGCGAAACTTCTTAATTGTCTTTCAAAAAGAAGAGACGAAGGATTGGCTACTCCACGACAAATTCGGTGCCTTGAACGATATGGCTTTAAGCATGTAGGCACATGGACTTTCGATGCTGCCACAAAGCTAATAGAGCGTATAGCTTCCAACTCATGGCGAATACCTCACACGATTTCCCCGGATGGCTATATTCCTGAATAAAAAGAGCAGGAGAAATCATATCTCCTGCTCGGCTTCGGCTTCCATTTCCATTATATCCCCGGGTTGAACATTTAATGCCACACAAATTTTTTCAATCACTTCTGTAGTCACAGTTTCACCTTTTGAAAGTTTGGCTAAAGTGGGCGATGATATTTTGGCTTTTGTAAGCAAATCAGTTTTTTTCATGCCCCTGCGTTGTAATATGTCAAAAAGCTTGTAATATTTAATCGGCATAAAAGCACCTCCTATTTATTAGTATAGATTAATTTAAAACAAAAGTCAACTAAATTTTGTTAGCGATTGTTAATTTTTTTCTTGACTTCTTAATTAATATATGCTAATCTTTTGTTAGCGATAGTTAATAAAACTAAGCTAAAACTAACACAAGGAGCGCATGTTATGAAAAAAACAGCATTCGAACGAATTACGGAGTATGAAACAGCGGTAATAGAATTAGAAAGAGCCGAATCTCTTTTAGCTCTACTTTATGAAGAAATCGATGAGGCAATTTCAGCGTCATTGTCAAAAGAAACTTGGAAAAGCCAGTACTGTTGTGATAGGGCTTCGATTTCTGAAGCGTTGGCTACGGCTGTTTCGCAAAACATATCAGCGGTAAAAGATGCTTTAAGTAAGCTTATAAAGGAGGAACGATAATGAGTACTAAAGGATTAATAGATTTAACGGGACTTAGATTTGGCAGGCTTTATGTTGTTAAACGCGCTGAAAGGAATATTGGAAGTCATTCGGCTTGGCTTTGTAGATGTGATTGTGGTAGCGAAAAAATAATAAGAGGGGATCACTTGCGGTATGGAAAAACAATTAGTTGCGGTTGCTATGAAAACGAGGCACGAGCTAATGGAAATAACACAAAACACGGTGGCAAAGGAACGAGACTTTATTCCATTTGGAGCGGTATGATTAAACGCTGCAATAATAGTAATTGTAAATCCTATTACAATTATGGTGGTAGGGGAATAAAAGTTTGTGATGAGTGGAAGAAATCTTTTAGCTCATTTCGCACATGGGCACTTAATAACAGCTATAATGACGAGCTGTCTATCGACCGAATAGATGTTAATGGCGATTACGAACCACTGAACTGTCGATGGGCTACAGCCAAAGAACAAGCCAATAATAGAAGACCAAGGAAAGACCGGAGGCAATGACGATATGACAGAAGAAAAGCTCGACCTGAAAGAGCTGATAAAATACATAGACCCGGCTGCTTGCACATATTCCGAATGGGTGGAAGTCGGCATGGCGCTTAAGCATGAGGGATACAGCTGCGATGACTGGGATGAATGGTCCCGACCGGACAAGCGCTATCATTCCGGCGACTGTGAAAAGAAGTGGCAGACCTTTAACGGCTCTGCCGCTCCGGTTACGGCGGGGACTATCGTTCAGATGGCAAAAGACAACGGCTGGCATTTTCAGGCGGATGACGGCGCTCTCGATTGGGACAGCGTAATAGGAGAAAAGAAAGACGAGCTTATCCTCGTTGACAAAAGCTGGATTGAGGGCAAGGAGCTGAACATACCTGATGAGTGGAATCCGGTGGAGCAAATCACCAAATATCTCGAAACGCTCTTCGAAGCAGGGGAGACGGTCGGTTATGTCACCGAAAGCTGGGAAAAAGACAGTAAATACCTGCCGACGAAAGGCGTGTATACCAGGACTGCGGGAGAGCTTATAGAGGCTCTGAGCAAATGCGAGGGCGACATAGGTCGCGTAATAGGCGACTGCAAGCCGGAGGCGGGGGCGTGGATACGCTTCAATCCTCTGGACGGCAAAGGCGTCAAAAATGAAAATGTGACGGAGTTCCGATATGCTTTGGTCGAATCCGATACGACCGACATCACCCATCAAAACCAAATAATACGCGAGCTCGAGCTGCCGATTGCCTGTCTCGTTTATAGCGGAGGAAAGAGTCTGCACGCCATTGTACGCATCGATGCCGCGAACTTTGACGAATACCGCAAGCGCGTTGATTACCTCTATGACGTGTGCAAGAAAAACGGCATAGATATCGACCGCCAGAACAAAAATCCGTCGCGGCTGAGCCGTATGCCAGGCGTTGAACGCAACGGAAAGAAACAATATCTGCTTGATACCAACATCGGCAAGAGCTCATGGAACGAATGGAAAGAATGGATTGAAAGCATAAACGACGACCTGCCGGATCCGGAGAGCGTCGCCGATGTGTGGAACGACCTGCCGGAGCTTGCGCCACCGCTTATAGACGGAGTTCTGCGGCAGGGACACAAAATGCTTGTCGCAGGACCGTCAAAGGCCGGCAAGTCTTTCGCGCTGATAGAGCTGTGCTGCGCCATAGCCGAGGGGCGCGAATGGCTGGGCTTCAAATGTACCCAGGGCAAGATAATGTATGTCAATCTCGAGCTTGACCGTGCGAGCTGTCTGCACCGTTTTAAAGATGTCTATACAACGCTCGGCTGGGCTGCGGAAAATCTGCACAACATCGATGTGTGGAACCTGCGCGGCAAGTCCATTCCGATGGATAAGCTCGCGCCGAAGCTCATCAGACGCGCTGCAAAGAAAAACTATATCGCCATTGTCATTGACCCGATTTATAAAATCATCACAGGCGACGAAAACAGCGCAGATCAGATGGCGCATTTCTGCAACCAGTTTGACAAGGTCTGTACCGAGCTCGGGTGTGCGGTTATCTACTGCCACCACCATTCAAAAGGCGCTCAGGGCGGCAAGAGGAGCATGGACAGAGCGTCCGGCAGCGGAGTGTTCGCCCGCGACCCCGACGCGCTGCTCGACCTCATAGAGCTTGATATAACCGACGGTATCCGCAAACAGCAAGAGGACAAGGCGCAGTGTGAAATCTGCCTTAAATGGATGCGCCGCTTCAAGCTGCCGGAACCGTCGCAGGACGAAGAGAATACCGCGCACGAGCTGCTCAAAATGTGCGGCGAGAGTCTGTCTCCGGCATCCCGCGATCTTATGCTTGCCGAAGTCAGAACAGCGTGGAACAGGATAGAACAGCGGTCTGCATGGCGCGTGGAGGGCACTCTGCGCGAGTTCCCGAAGTTCGCTCCGGTCAATCTCTGGTTTGATTATCCCGTACATCGGATAGATGATACCGGAGTGCTGGAGGACATAAAGCCGGAGGATGATAGACCGGCGTGGAACAAGACATGGCAGAAAAATTTCAAAGGAAAAAAGAGCAACGCTGACCGCAGTAAAGAACGCAAGGACAGCATTTATACGGCGTTTCAGGTTTGTAGCGCGAATGGAAAAGTAATGATTTCAGATCTTGCAGAATACACCGGAAAAAGTGAAAAAACTGTGAGAAGACATCTCGACGAGCACGGCGGTTTTTGGATTTCCGGTGACGAGGTAGGCTTAAAATGACAAAGACAAAGTCGGAGTTTACACCGTGTTTGTCTAAGCGGACAAAGTCGGGACAAAATCCGAGTTTGTCTCGGACAGACAAAAGCACTTATATATTTCATATATAAGTGGGGAATGTCCCTTCCCTCAAAGTCAAGGGAAAGAAGTGTGGCGGCTTAGGCTGCCGCCGCACACAACTTCTTCCCTACCTTGACGAGGGCGATTTTCAAAAACAAAAAAGAAAGGAAACTGAAATGACAACTGAATTTTTCATGCCGATGCATCCGCCCACGGTAACGCATCACGACAAAAAGATAACCGTCAAAAACGGTAAGGCGATAATGTACGATTCAACCGAGCTGAAAGCGGCAAGGAGTAAGCTGACGGCACACCTGGCAGCACATATTCCGCAGGAACCGTATTCAGGCGCAGTCAGGCTGATGGTCAAATGGTGCTTCAGCAATACAGGGACTAAGCACAGAGACGGGGAATGGAAAACCTCGAAGCCCGATACGGACAATCTCGAAAAAGCCTTGAAAGACTGCATGACCCGCCTACACTTTTGGAAGGACGATGCGCAGGTCGCATCGGAGATCAGCGAAAAGTTTTGGGCTGCCGTGCCGGGAATTTATGTGAGAATCGAGGAGCTGCCATGCTGAAACAAATAACCCAGGAAGAGACCAACAGGCGCTACATACGGGAGCGGACGAGTGACCGGGAAACACACTGCCTGAGATGTTATTACTGCTGCAAGATATTCGAAGCAGATGATAATGACCGGCACAGCTGTCCGAGATGCGGCCGGGAACTCATTGAAATGGGATTTTTGAAAGTGAGTGACGACTATGATGTATGAAGATGCGCTTCGTGAGGTATTGAATCGAGTTTATCGAAACACAGATGATTGTGAAATGCGTATTTCAAAAGATTGCTACAAGTTAATCAGAGAAGCCCTCGAAAAGCAGATACCGAAAAAGCCAGTTGAGGTAAGGAATGAAATAGTGTGCCCGACTTGCAAAACATTAGTTGGGTCAAGCCCTTATTGCCGATACTGCGGACAGGCTTTAGATCACAGCGGCACCGATGACTACTTTGAAAACTACAATAAGGAGGAAGAAGAATGACAAATTATGAGAGAATAAAAGCAATGAGCGTTGAGGAAATGGCACGGTTGATTGACGGGGGTATAGACAATGAGAGAAATACTGTTCAGGGGTAAAGATTTTGGAGTCATAAATCATATTTGGTGCTTTGGCAGTTTGGACACAACTGAAGACGACAGAGCAATAATTATATATCCCGATAGGTTTGGGAACAAATGCCGAATTATTGTTAACCCTAAAACTGTGGGGCAATACACAGGATTAAAGGATAAAAATGGCACAAAGATTTTTGAGGGCGATATAGTCAAGAGATTTTGGCGCGGCGAAATGTGCATTTATCAAATTGACTATGATAACGGTCTCGCAAGTTTTATCGGGCGAGCGGGCGTGAGATTTACAACATTTGACCATGATTCGGGAGGGCTTGAGGTTATTGGCAATATCTATGATAACCCTGAGCTATTGGAAGGTGATGGCAGTGCCTGAGATGTGTCCGGATGAGCATTGTGTGTTTCTCGTCCAGACCGGCGGAGAAAAGCCTTTGTGCCCGTTTTGGCATTGTCTGAAGCCGGAGATTGAAAAGCACGACAAAAACCGAGAGGAGGCTGTTAAATGACGCTTAAAGAGTTGTCGCAGCTGTACTACCTTGACAAGGAGATAGAGCTTGACCGTGAGAGGCTTGCGGAACTGCGGGCGAATTTGCTCTGTCCGAGGTCGCCGAACTACGACGGTATGCCGCATAGCCCGAACCCTGAGCCTGCGCTTGAACGCTGCATAGCGGAGATAACGGATCTCGAAGCTATAATCCAGGCTAAAATCGAGCAACGCATATATGAGCGCAGCCGACTTGAGCGCTACATATCGGATATTCCCGACAGCCTGACCCGGCAGATATTCACGCTGCGCTTTATCGAGGGACTGACATGGGAAGATGTGGCGGATAAAATCGGTAGTAGTTCTTACAGCGTCAAGCATATCTGTTACAGATTTATCGCGAAAAATTAAAAGTTGGCACACATGGCACACACATATGTGCTAACCTTTAAGCTGAAGAATGTACCGATATTCTATTCTTCATTTTTATGTCCCCTTTCACCATGCCTGCCCCGCGGCGTCATAAATAGCGGGGCTTTTGATTTACGACAAGAATGGAGGTGAACCCATGACCGACAAGCAAAGGCGGTTTGCAGATGAGTATATCGTCGACTGCAACGCGACAAGAGCATACAAGGCTGCTTATCCACGGATAAAATCGGATGATGCTGCGAGAGCCAATGCGTCAAGGCTGCTAACAAATGCTAATGTTAAAGCCTACATCGAAGCAAAACTTGATGAGCTGAGCTCGAAAAAGATAGCCGACGCGCAGGAGGTCATGGAGTACCTCACCGCCGTGATGCGCGGAGACAGCACGGCGAGCGTCGTGGTTGTGGAAGGTCAAGGCGACGGCTGCTCGGCGGCAAAGGTGCTGGATAAGCCGCCGGACGAAAAGGAGCGCCTGAAGGCTGCGGAGCTGCTTGGCAAGCGTTTCAGCCTGTTTAAGGATGGAATTGAAGTCTCCGTCAACGCGCCGCAGATTATCGACGATATAGGAGGCGGCTAATATGGCCGTCAGGCTTACTGACATAATCGCGCCGTCGTTTTATGAGGTGCATCGCGATGTGTGTGCTGGGCAGCATACGCACTATGTGCTTAAAGGCGGGCGCGGAAGCACGAAGAGCAGCTATATATCGCTTGAAATTGTCTGCGGCATCATTAAAAACCCTGATGCGCACGCGATCGTGTTCCGCAAAATTGCAGACACGCTGCGGGACAGCGTTTTTGCACAGATGCTGTGGGCTATTGAGAAACTGGGCGTGTCGCAGTATTTTAAAGCGACGGTCAGTCCGATGAAAATCACATATCTGCCGAGCGGGCAAACGATTATGTTTCGAGGTCTTGACGATCCGATGAAAGTCAAGTCCATAAAGATCCCGTTCGGCTATTTTCGTTATATCTGGTTTGAGGAATGGAATCAGTTTTCCGGGATGCGGGAAACTGATAACGTGCTGCAGTCGGTCATGCGCGGCGGCAGTAAATTCGATGTTTTTTATTCATACAATCCCCCCGAGTCGTTGCGGGCATGGGTGAATGATGAGGTACGCGTTGAGCGCGCCGACCGCCTGATACATCACAGCACATATTTGACTGTGCCGCAGGACTGGATAGGCGCGCCGCTGCTGTTGGAGGCGGAGCACCTGAAACAGCACTCGCCGGAACGGTATCGGCACGAGTTTCTCGGGGAAGTTACCGGCACGGGCGGCGAGGTATTCCGGAACATCAGTATCCGACCCATCAGCAATGAAGAGATTGCGCGGTTCGACCGTATCAGGCGCGGCATAGACTGGGGCTATGCGGTTGACCCGTTTGTTTTTATATCGTGCAACTATGACAAGCCGCGCAGGCGGCTGTACATATACGACGAGATATACGCGGCGGGCATGAGCAACAGACTTGCCGCCGACCGTATAAAATCTCGTGGAGTTGCCGGCGAAATTATCGCAGACTCAGCCGAACCGAAGTCTATAGCCGATATGTATGAATACGGCCTGAGAGTCAGAGGCGCACGCAAGGGTCCGGACAGCGTGAAGCACGGCATAGAATGGCTGCGCGACCTCGACGAAATAATAATAGATCCCGCCCGCTGTCCAAACGCGGCGCGGGAATTTTCATCATATGAACTCGAACGGGACAAGGACGGCAACTATAAAGCGAACTATCCCGATAGAGACAACCACACGATTGACGCCACGCGCTACGCCACAGAGAACGACCAGCAGAATGTGAGGGTAACTTAATGATTAACAATATGGACTTGATAAGAGAAAAGCTCGCGTATCACCATACGGCTACGGACGATGAGATTATCAAAACCGTGCTTAAAAATGCGCGGGAAGACCCGGAGTATCTGGCGGCATGCGAGGGGCTCCGATATTATCGCGGTATGCAGGACATTCTGCAGAAAGATTTTCGCGAGACGGTCGTTTACGAAGAAGACGAAAACAGCCCGGCGGGCATAAAGCGCGGCGGCGTTAAGATAATCAACGAAAACAATTCGAATCACCACAATGTGCATAATTTCCATGCGCTGATGGTCGACCAGAAGGTCGCGTACATCCTCGGCAAGCCGCTTTCCGTCTCCGTCGAGGGTGCAAATGACGGAGCGGGCAGTGTGGATGAAAGCCTGAAAGCTTTTGAGGACGCAGTCACCGCAGTGACCTCAGACGAGGCTTTTGTGGACATGCTCCCCGACCTCGCGACAAATGCGTCGAATTGTATCGTCGGATGGCTGCATGTCTATTACTCGGCAGCCGGCAAGCTTTGTTTTGTTGTTATCCCAACAACGGAATGTATTGCCTGCCGCGATATGAGTTATCAGCAGGTGATTACCGACTTTTTCCGCCACTATAAAATAACCGTCGTGCAAAACGGCACAGAGACGGAGCGGGAGCGGGTAGAGTGGTGGACTGCGACAGGGGTAAAACGCTATGTCGAAAACGATGCCGGGGAGTTTGTGCTCGAAAGCAACAGCCCGCACTGGTATAACGAGCAGATAATCAACGATGAGCGCGTCTCGGTTGAGGCAAAATCGTGGGGAAGAATCCCGTTTGTTCCGCTTTATAACAACTCTGCGCATCAGACCGACCTTTCGCGCATCAAAGGGCTACTTGATGCATATAACCTGATATCTTCTGCGTCGACGAATAATCAGATAGATCTCGTCGAGCTCTACTGGATGATACAGGGATACGGCGGAGAGACTGCAAAAGCGATACAGCAGAAGCTGCAGATAAACAAGGCAGTGTCAATAAGCGATCCGTCCGGCAAGATAAGCGCGGAGCAGGTCACGCTGAATGTCACCGAGCGCCTCGCCTGGCTCGATATGCTGCGCCGGGACATATACCATATAGGGCGCGGTATTGATATGAACGATGAAAAGCTCGGCAGCGCGCCGTCAGGCGTCAGTCTGAAATTCCGCTACACCCTGCTTGACCTCAAGGCTGACCCGCTTGTCTCGAAGTTAAAGGTCATGCTGAAAGAGCTGTCATGGTTTATTACGCAGGATATCAACCTGAAGAACGGTACCGACTATGACTATACGCTTATCAAATACGATGTCCACAAGTCGATGATAGTCAATGACGCGGAGACGGTGGATATAATCCAGAAGTCGCAGGGGCTTGTGCCTGATAAGATGCTTTTAGCGAAGCACCCGTTTGTTGACGATGTCGCGCAGGCGTATGAAGAGCTGCAGAAGCAACGCGAGGAAAACGCAAAGATGTTTATCGGCGACGATGACGACAAGGACGATTCCGAAAAGGATGATGAATAATGCGCTCTGATCTCTATTGGGAGGAGCGGGCACTGCAGCGCGAGGAATATGCCCGACGTGCCTCGACGCGGGCTATAAAGACAAAAACAGTCAAGTTATACGCCAAGGCGCAGAAAGACCTCGACGCCCGCATAAATCGGATATTTTCGCGTTATGCGGCAAACGGTGAATTGACGCCGGAAGAGGCTCGGCGGATGCTGAATACCAAAGAAGCAGAAGCAGAATTGGAAGCACTGCGCAAAGAGCTCAATAACATAAAAGACCCGGTCATAAAGAGAAAAGCACTTGCCCGTCTCAATGCGCCGGCATACGCCGCGAGAATAAACCGCCTCGAGGCTTTAAAAGCCAATATCGAGACGGAAACGGCATTGCTTGCCGACCGTGAGAAGCGGGAGCTCAAGCGGCTGCTTGAAGACGTGAGCGGGGATACATACTATCGCAGCATATACGACACGCAGATCGGCACGGGATTAGGCTTTGAGTTCTCAGCTCTGCCGAAGGGCGCCGTAAACGCCATAGTAAATGACCGATGGAAAGGCGCGAATTTTTCCGACCGTATCCGGCAGAACACATCCGCGCTTGCCAACAGCGCATACGGTATTGTGGCGCGTGGAATTATGACGGGAGCGGGTCCGCAGGTAATGGCGCGCCAGCTCGCCGACGCTATGCAGTCCGGAATGTACAGCTCGATGCGGCTGATACGCACCGAGACGAACCGTGTGCACAACGCCGCTGAAAAAGCGGCATACGAAGAGGAAGGCATAACGGAATACAGATTTCTCGCCACCCTTGACGGGCGCACCTGCGATGTCTGCGGCGCTTTAGACGGCAAGACTTTTCCGGTCTCCGAAGCGAAAGAGGGCATAAACTATCCGCCGCTCCATCCGAATGACCGTTGTACTACGACGGCAGTCATAGAGGGACAAAACCGAACCAAACTCAAACGCCGGGCATTGGATCCCGAGACCGGGAAAACCGTGCTTATTCCGGCGGAAACGACATATGAAGAGTGGCTTGCGGATAATATAAATCCTCTTACCGGGAAGCTTAAATATTACCCGCCCAAGACTTTGACGCAGGTGTCCTCCTACAACAGAGACCAGTTCGAGCGATATTCGGCAGTCTTGAAAGAAAATGTGCCGGATTCTCTTGATGAATTCTTAAAAATAAAGTATAATGATTCTGAAAAGTGGAAGACGCTTAAAAGGCAATACCGCTTTGTGAATCAATACAAGATAGATTCAGGCAATTTCTCTACTGATGAAATCTTACAGTTTGATAAAAAGGTCGTTTATGAAAAAAGACTCCAGTTCACGAGCAAATACAAAAGAAGCGGAAACATTGCCGGAGCATATATCGATGATGATTTTGACAATATGTACTATGCACATAGTGCAGTATCTACAAAAGCAGATAGCAGTGGGTATAAAGGAACTGGAAAATTGGTTTTACTAAAAGAGGCACGACGTTTTAAATATATTGCTGTTCGCCGAGAGGATGGAACGATAAGAGAAGGAACCCACAATGATACTGAGGCAAAGCTTTTTGAGTTCTTTGCTGATTTGTATGAAACAACCCCCTTTAAAAAGATATGTATGCTTTCCGAACGTGGAATGTGTGATAGCTGTAAAGGGGTGATGCAGCAATTTAAAGAACTATACCCGGATGTTGAAGTGAATGTTATCTCAAACAAAAGGGTTGAAGGCAATGTTTGGAAAGAAAGGATGAGAAAAAGATGAAATACGACCTTGATTATCAGGGCGCAACAGAAATTTTTGAAAGTCGTGTGATTACGAGTATACCGCCAATAACGGGAAGACTTCTCGAAAATTCATATCTTCCGGAGTTCGATCAGGATATCCTTGAAGAGGCTGAACGCCTTAACGCGGTGCTCCCGCTGATAAAGTGGGAAGTGGACAACAACGACCTTTCAAGAGCTATGAGCGACGAGCTCTATCTCTACTATGAGGATTTGCTCAAAGGCCGCCTCGACGGAATACTGGACGAAGATGAAGCCCCCATAATCATAAAAGACCTCACCGAGAGCTATATAAAAGCTTTCGGAAAAGATACTCTTGATACTCTTGATGAAGAGGATCAATAATAAATAACGAGCCGCCAAGCGAAAGCGAGGCGGTTTTGTCATATCACAACATAATAATTACAGCGTTTTGCAGTCAAATGCAAAGCGCTGTTTTTATATCCAAATTTATCCGCCACCCGGAGCAAAATGGTGTCGCGCAATATTGGGACTGGCCAAGTAAAAAGGGAGCGCGGGAAAGGACAGACATGGACTGGCTTAAAGACATTTTAGGCGACGCACACACCGAGGACATCGACAAGAAGATAGCGAGCTATATCGGCAAGAACTTTGTTTCAAAAGCAGATTTTCGCGCCGAGTCCGACAAGGTCAAGAACCTTGAGGGTCAGATAGCAGAGCGGGACGGTCAGCTTGAAGAGCTCAAAAAGGTTGATACCGCCGGACTGCAGGCTACGATTACACAGCTGCAGAACGAGAACAAGCAGGCTAAGGCTAAGTATGATAGCGATATCGCTGCCATGAAACTTGACTCCGCTATCGATGCCGCTATTACAGCCGCCAAGGGCAAGAACGCAAGAGCGATAAAAGCTTTGATAACGCCCGGCAGCGTGAAACTCGACAAAGACGGCAAGCTCGAGGGCTTTGACGATCAGCTCAAAGCAATCAGAGAAAGCGACGCCTATCTCTTTGACAAAGTCGAAACCAGACAGAGGGGCGGAGACCCCGACCACGGCGGCGGAGACCCCGAACCGGGCGAAGCCCCCGAAAACTATGCCGATTATGTAAATTGGCGCAAAAATCAGTAAAAACGGAGGATTTAACAAATGTCAAACAAATTTCTGACTCCTCAGATAGTCGCGAACGAGGCTCTTATGGTGCTTGAGAACAATCTCGTTGCTGCCGACCTTGTCCATAAGGACTATTCCAAGGAGTTCGCACACGTCGGTGATACCATCACCATCCGCAAGCCCGCGAAGTTTTGCGCGAAGAACTTCGTCGGCGAGACCGTAGATCAGAACGTGAACGAGGGCGGCGTCAAGGCGACCCTCGACCATCTCCGCGATGTCACCGTTCCGGTCACTTCCAAGGAAATGACCCTCGACATCAAGTCATTTTCTGAGCAGATCATCTCTCCCGCGGTGCAGGCCATATCCCAGGCTATCGACAGCGATATTATTGCTGAGGGCATCGCGAATGCCGGCAACACCGTGAGCGGCACCGCGAACGCGACCGACCTCAAGGACATTGCCAACATTGCCAAGGCGTTTGACCTCAAGGGCGTGCCGATACAGCAGCGCAGACTGCTCGTCAACCCGACGCACAAGTATCGCTATCTGACCACGGATAACCTCTCAAAGGTCGCATACGCGGGCAACTCCGACGCCCTGCGTTCGGCGGAGCTCGGCTCTATTTATGGTCTTGACACCTATATGTCGCAGAATGCCCCCGATACCCTCGCGGCAACTGCGGGTACTGCGACCGCTGCAAAGGTCTCCTGCACCGCCGGCGAGACTAAGGTCGCACTCTCGGATGTCACTGCGACGACCGGCACCTTTAAAAAGGGCGACGGCTTTATCCTCGACGGCTATCTTTACAGATTTGCCGCCGATGCAACTGCCGCAAGCGGCGCGGTCGCTGAGGTCGCGATAGACCAGCCTATCCATCGCACCATTGCTTCGGATGCGGCGGTTACGGTATATCTCGTCAAAACGACCCATTCCCTCGCATTCCACCGCAACGGCCTTGCACTCGTTACCCGTCAGCTTGAGCTGCCTATGGGCGCGAATAATGCGGCTATTGCGTCAAGCAAAAACGGTCTCGCTATCAGAGTCGTATATGACTACGACATCAAGCACAAGACCGACCGCGTCAGCTTTGATATCCTGTACGGCGTCAAGACCCTTGACAGCGACATGACCGCAAGGCTGGTGGGCTGATATGACGGAGCAGAACAAGGCCGACCTCATAGCCCGGATGCGCGTGATGTTGGGTAAGGAAATGTCGCTGCCGGCTGCCCGGTATCTGTTGGACAGCGTTGAGTCAAAGGTGTTGCGATATACCAAGCGGCGTGAGCTTGTTTCCGGTCTTGATCTGCTTGTGGCGGAGATAGCCGCGCAGCGTTACCGCACGCAGCAGCCGGGCTCTACCGATGCGGCGCAGACCGTCGCGAGCATAACGGACGGCGACCAGAGCGTGAGCTTTAAGCACAGCGACTCAGACCTCGCCACGGCGGCGGAGCTGAGCGACAGCGAAAAGGCGATGCTCAATGAGTGGAGGAGGCTTTTCTGGTGAAGATCCCCGACGCCTTCAAACGCGCACAGCGCGCCGTATTTCAAGACAAAGCAGTCGAGCACTATAAAGCCGTCAAACAGACGGGAACGCTCGGCAGCGAAACAGTGAAGCCCGCAGAAACACTTGCGGGCTCTTTTACTGTCAACTTCCGACTCGTTACCGACGCTATGCAGGCGCAGGAATGGGGGCTGCAGTGCAACAAAGACGCCACCTTTTCAACATCCGATACGCTCGCTGTCGAGAAGGGCGACTATGTGAAATACGGTGGCGCTTATTACCGAATCACCGAGATCCAGCCGCACGACAGCCACACGCTGTATCTTTGCAAGGCGGTGAGCCGATGAGCATTGAAGTTAAGGGTCTCGGCGAGCTGGCGAAAAAGCTCGCAAAGCTCGGCGGCACTGATACCGCTATTTCAAACGGCACGCGCGAGGCGGCGCGAATAGTCAACAACAGCGCAAAAGAGTTGTGTCCAGTAGATAACGGCAACTTGCGCGCGTCGCTGCATACCGACTACAAGCGCGATGGTAGCAAGCATATCGGCAGCGTATTGACCAATGTTGAATACGCCGCCTATGTGGAATTCGGTACGGGTCCTAAAGGTAACGGCACATATACTTATGAGCTCCCGGGCGGGATCCATTACAAGGCGGACAAGTGGCGCGGCAAAATCCCTGGTGTAGGCTGGCGAATGATAAGCGGACAAAAGGCGCAGCCGTATCTCTATCCTGCGCTTATAAACAATCGCGAGGCAATACTCGAGTGCTATAAGCGCGCGATACAGCAGGAAATAAATCGTAAAGGCGGTCAGAAAAATGGTTGATATCGAACAGGTGACTTATGATGTGCTTTCACTCGCCGTACCGGGTGTGAAATGGTCTGCGGAATATCCGCAGAGTTTTGAACGGCACGGTTTGATAAAGCAGATGGATAACTCCGTTAAAATGCCATCCTCTTCGCGTCCGGATCATTTTTCCCGGATCGCCGTGCAGATCCAGGTGTGGATGGCGACGCCGGAGGGCAGAAACGAGGTCGAGAGACAAGTTGACGATGCAATGCTCCGCCTCGGTCTGCTTCGTGGCAGTCCTAACCACCTTGAGGACGAACAGGAGGACGGTACGGTGTTATACCGCACCGTCCTGCTTTATAACGGAGTCTACGACAACAACACGAAGCGGTTTTACCGCAGTTAATAAGGAGGTAAGTACAAATGGAAGATTATCAGACTTCTATAGGCGTGATTCTGAAAATGGGCGCGAGCGCAGAAGCGGCAGCTGAAGTTCCCGGTCTGCTTGATTTTCCCGATATGCTCGGCGAATCGGACAAAATCGACGTGACCACGATGAAGGACACGCAGAGAAAGTATAAGCCCGGGCTTTCCGACCCCGGGGATATGGCGTTTACTTTCGGCTATGAGGGTATGAAGACCGGCACGAACTGGGCGACCCTCAAGGGGGCTAAGGATGCAGACAAGACCTTTATTCTGCTGTTCCCGGACGGTTCCGGTTTCACATGGACCGGCAGAGTGTCACTTTCGATGCCCGGAAAGGGCGTCGCAGAGGCGCTGACCTTTACTGCAAAAATCACTCCATCGTCGGATATAGAGGAATATACCTCGTCCGGCGGCTAAAGAACACATCGGCGGGGGAAACTCCGCCGAAAATTTAAAATAAGGAGACAACAACTATGCTTACTGCGTGTAATGCACCTTTTTATAGATTGACCGCCGGCGAGAAGGAGTACAAGCTCAAGCTCACGACGGCGACAAAAATCGAAGTGGAAGACCGTATAGGCTGCAGCCTGCTTGAAGCTCTTGACAAGCTGGCATACACCAAGGTCTTTGCAGTGACCCTCTGGGGCGCGCTGCAGAAATACCAGGCGAATATGACGCTCCCCAAGACATATGAGCTCATCGATGCGCTTGAAGCCGAGGGCTTTACCCTCGAGGACAGAGCGGACACATTCCTCGGCATTATGAAGGTGTCCGGTTTTTTTACACCGGAACAGATAGCGGACATGGAGCGGGAGGAGCAGGAGATAGAGTAATCTTCTCCTCGGCGACCGAGTGGGTCGCGGATCTCAAACCTCGCGCTTTTGCGGTCGGGATAACCCCGGACGAATTCTGGAGCATGTCGGCCGGAGAGGTTGAGGACCTTATATCCGCAAGGCAAAAGGCAGAAAACGAGCGGCGTAAATGGCAGTTACAGCTGATATGGAATCTCGGGCAGCTTGATTCTTTCGCGTTTAACGACCCGAAAAAATATCCTACGCTTGAAAAGGCGTTCCCGTCAGCTTTCGGCATGCAGCAAACCGGGTGGATGGTAATCAAAGCTCGGATGTCCGCTTATGCCAAATCAAAAAACACCGCAAGGCACAGGGCAGGTGAGAAAAATGACGATTGAAGAACTGCAAGTACTGATTACAGCAAACACCAAGGACTTTAACGCCAAGATTGATAAGGCGAACAAGAGGCTGGGATCGCTCGAACAGCAGGCAACGCGCACGGGAGCGGGTGTCGGAAAGCTTTTTACAGGCATAAAAACGACCGCTGCCGTTGCGGCTATACAGAAGGTAGTAAGCGAAGTCAAGAAGCTGACGGACGCATATGCGGAAAATGAAGCTGCGCAGATGGGCTTGTCGAGCATATTGACCGCGCAGGGAAAAGACCTGAACGCCGCGAAAGCGTGGCTTAAATCGTATACCAAAGACGGTCTTATCCCGATGATGGACGCTTACACCGCGTATAAGAGACTCGCGGCGGCAGGGTATTCCGACGAGCAGACACAGTCCATACTGACCAACCTGAAAGACTCGGCAGCGTTTAACCGTCAGGGCAGTATGACGATGGGCGAAGCCATCAAGAGCGCGGCCGAAGGTATCAAAAACGAAAACAGCATTCTTGTCGACAACGCCGGCGTTACAAAAAACCTGTCCGTTATATGGGATGAATATGCGGCATCGATAGGCAAGACTGCAGCAACGCTGACCGACGCAGAAAAGCGCATAGCCACGACACAGGGCATCATGCGGGAGACGGCATTCCAGACCGGAGATGCCGCGAAATATGCGAACACACTCGCAGGGGCGCAGGCCGCTTTGAAAGCTCAGACAAAAATGTTGTCGAGCGCGCTCGGGTCAATGTTTGCGCCGGCTTTGCAGCAGTGTATTCCGCATGTCACGGCGTTGCTTGAAAGATTGACCGCTCTCGCCGAAAAAGCCGGGCAAGTTATGGCTATATTGTTCGGCACGTCGAGTGCAACGAGTCAGACATCATCAAACACATCTAAACTTGCCAACAGCACACAGCAAGTGTCCACAAACCTCGGCAGCGCGGCGAAAAAGGCAAAGGATTATAAGAACGCTTTGCTCGGCATCGATGAAATCAATCGTCTCGGAACGCCGGATACCGGATCTGATAGCGGCAGCGGAGGCGGAAGCAGCACAACGGTATCGAGCGGAGGAAACAATTTTAAGAGCCCATTTTCCAACGCTGACAGTGTTATTGACCCGAAGCTTGCAGAACGCGCAGAGAAGCTGAAGCAGAAGCTTGAAAAAGTGAAATCCACAGTCTCTGCGCTTGAGCCGGTGATAAAAGGAGCTGCAGCCGGCGCGGCCGCCGCTTTCGGCGTAAAGGTTCTGAGTAAGTGGTACTCCGGCGCAAAAGGCGTGTGGAATAGCTTTAAGGGGCTGAGAGTTGTCTCTACTTTTACCGAGAGTTTTTCTTGGATAAAGGAGACCGGAGGAAGCACAGCGCAGGCGTTAGGTTATGGATGGAAGAAAGCTGCGGGTGCTGCCAAAGACAGTTTGAAGCAGTTCCGAGCGGGTTTGTCGGCAACTCAAAAAGCGATGATAGGCGCGGCAGGATTCGCGGCATCGCTGGCGATGGCAAAATCTGCTTTTAAGGCATTCGGCGCGGGCGCAGAAGACGCCAAAGCGAAACTTGCGGTTATGGCAGTAGGACTTACTGCCGTTGCAGTGGCTATGTATGCGGCGTTGGGTCCGGCCGGACTGGTCGTCGCGGCAATTGGTGCAATCACGGGAGCTATCATAGGTTTTGAACAGGGCGCAGATGAGCTTGCAGAAAAGACCTACCAATCCTCCGATGCCTATAAGGTGTTGTCAGAAAACATCGCATCCTCTGAGGCAATCATCCAAAGAACAAAGGAAAATATGGATGGTCTTAATCAGAAGATAGAGGGATTGAACACCGTCAGTGCGGAGTACGGTGCAGTTAAAATGCTCACCGACGAGATATATCAGCTGAGCGAAAAGTCAAATAAGTCCGCCTATGAAATGGACTTGATGCGCGTCAAGGTCGACACTCTGAATGCTATGAATATCGACGGATTGCATTTGAGTATCGACGAGACCAAAGGCGTAGTTGTGGAGACTAAGGACTCAATTTACGGGGTCATAGAGGCTTTGAAGAAACAGGCCGAAATGGCTGCAATACAAGACATTCTGACTGAGTCATACAAAGCCTTTTATCAAGCAACAATTGACAACAAGACGGCGACTGACAATTACAAGGTTGCGTCAGATAGGCTTGCCGAGGCACAAAATAAGCTAAACGAAAAGGCGGCAGAACTTGACAAGAAAAATCAGGGCGTATCAGGTGGCTTTCGTGATGTCGCGAACTGGATATCGCAAAAGCTTAGTCCGGAATATCGAACTCTTAAAAAAGAAGTCGAACATGCCGAAGACGCTTTGGAACAGTCACGCAAGGCTATTAAGAACACGTCTGCTGCAATGGATGACGCAAGCAAAAAGACGAAGTATTATTCGGATCAGCTCGTCAAGCTTAAAAATAACATCAACAATATAAACGGTGTAAGCTGCGATGTGACAGTAAAAACCCGATCTACCGGGGCACAGCAGTATGCATCCGGCGGATATCCTGATACCGGACAACTCTTTATTGCTCGAGAGAGCGGCCCCGAGATGGTTGGACAAATCGGAGGCAGGACGGCAGTTGCCAACAACAGCCAAATTGTGGACGGTGTTTCTTCGGGTGTTGAGCGCGGTGTTGAAAGAGCTATGGAACGAAGCAATGGCGGAACCGTAACGATTGTCGTTATGAACGAGCGCGGTGATATTGTAAACGAGCTTAGAAATGTCAACATGCGTGCCGGTAAAGTAATCATTCCGATAAACGAATAAAAGCCCTCTCAATCGAGAGGGCTTTTCCTTTGTAATATTGCGTCAGTCCACTTTTTCACCAAGTGCTCTGGAAATCTGCAAATATTGTCCGTCTTGGACAGTGATATATGCATTGTTGCTGAAGTTATCGTTAGCAACGATATTATCGCCGTAATTGTACGAACTCGACAGCACGGCGTAATAACCGTCGTTTCCCGCCTCAGTGGCAACGAGCTTGTACTCTCCGGCGGGAATATCCTTTCCAATCTTATAAACCCCTTCGAGCACGGCGGAACTGTTGAAGTGCATGTCCGGAGCTTTTTCCGAGGGACACATTTCTGCCCGTGTAATTTCTATGTATTCGCCGTCCTTGACAGTGGCATAAACCCAAGTGTCAAAGTTTTCGTTAAAAATAATCGAATCTCCGGAACTGTCGGACGACACACAGAAATATCCTGAATAATCTTTTTCTGTGGCGATTATCCAGTATTCTCCGGCGGGAATGTCTTTTCCAACCTTGTACATTCCCTCGCCGTAATGGTCATTCGGCAAATCTACTTTGCTGATATTATCTGGAGTAGTGGATGGGGAGTTGGTGGTTGTAGAATTGCCGCATCCACAAAGCCCAATCAGCATAATACCTGCGATAAGTAAAGCAATAAATTTTTTCATCAGAATTTCTCCTTTTTTTTCTTTTTAATCTATCATATTTCATTTTTTATGTCAAGAAAGAAGGTGAACAGCAGTGGCAACCGCTTTTAATCCCGGCGACAATCCGATAGCTACCGTGGACGGCGTAACTATGCCGGTATATCCGGACACGGAGGACGGATATAAATGGGAGCTTGAGGACGCTTCGGCCAGCGATGCAGGGCGTACCGAAGATGTCGTCATGCACAAAAAACGCATAGGGCAGACCGACGCGGTAACGCTTAAGTTTTCCGGGCTGTCCATAGCGAACGCGAGCAAGATCCTGAAAATGTTCAACCCGGAGTATATAACGGTCAAGTACTTAAATATGCTCGAGGGCGGATATGTAACAAAAGAGTTTTATGTCGGCAACAGAAGTGCGCCGCTGTACAACAGCAGTCTGAATGTTGTTGACAATGTGACCTTTAAAATCGTGGCGCGAAAGGGGTGATGTCATGTATCCAATAACTTCTGCCGGGCTTGCGGCTCTGCGAGAGGATGTAGTGCAGTCCGTCAATATCCTCTGTACGCCTACCAAGGGCACGGCATTTAATATCACCGACAAGGACATCATCGGCGCGGTAACGGTGGACTGGTCGAGCGTCACGGGCAGTAAGCTTGATTTGGGCTCGGCGTGTATGTCAGAGCTGAGTTTTACTCTTGAGAATACCAACGGTGCGTTTGACGACAAGGTGTTCGAGGGCGCACAACTGTATGTCACTACAAGCTTTTCAACGGGCTCGACAACGGAGACCGTGCCTATCGGCTATTACACGGTGGACAGCCCTCCGCGCAAGCTCCGGAGCATCAAAATAACGGCTTATGACCGCATGGCGAAGTTCAATCGCGCCTACGATAGCGAGCTTGCCTATCCTGCAACGCTGTATCAGATAGTCGCCGATGCCTGCACAAAGTGCGGGGTGTCGCAGAAGCTTCCGACAAACACTTTGCATCGGGGTGTATCGATACCAAAACGCCCGGAGGCGGACAACCTGACCTATCGTCAGGTGCTTGTCTGGGCTGCGGAGCTTATGGGCGTGAGCTTGTATATTGACTATGACGGCAAGCTGACAGGCGGGTGGTATGCGACAAACGCCAAACACGCGGTTATAAAAGCTTCAGATCGTTTTACTTCCGGCAATACCAATTTTGCCGAAAATAACATCGTGTTTTCCGGTGTGCGCATCGTCGGAAACGACGAGAACAAGACCGAATACCTCGCGGGCACAAAGGGCTATGCCTTTAACATTGAGGGCAATCTTCTTGCGCAGAGTGATATGAATCTCAGCACACTGGCAACGGAGCTTAAAACCGCACGGTGCAGTCTTACATACACTCCGATGTCCTGCACTACGCACTCGTTTCCGCACCTTAGACCGCTTGATATTATGAAGTTTGAGACGGCGCAGGGGACGAAAAAGGTCGTGCTGACAAATGTCAAGTGGCAGTCACAGAACCGCTGCACGAAGCTCGAGGGCAAGGGCGAAACGGCAACGCAGTCGGGATATGCCACAATGGGCGCGTTTACACCGAAGCAGCGGGCGGTACTCGAGCAGACCCGCGCACAGCAGGCGGCGCAAATCAACGACTTTGAGCAGGCGACCCTCGCGCTGAACGAGACCATCGCAAATAGCATGGGCTTATATGTCACGCGTAAAGCGGACAGCAACGGCGCGGTTATAACCTATTACCACGACAAGCCTACGCTCGAGGGAAGCAACACTATCTACTGCCGCAACGCCGGTGGTTATGCCTGGACTAATAACGGTTGGAACAACGGATCCCCGAACTGGGAGTACGGTGTATCAAAAGACGGTGACGCGGTTATCCGAAGCATTGCTGCGAACAAGATATCCGCAAGCTATATCACGACTGATATTCTTTCGTCGCCTACGGGAAAGTTTTCCTTTAACTTAGACACCGGCAAGATTATCGCGTCTGATGTTGACATTACGGGCGGCGATATAAACCTTGACGGCGGTAGCCTGTCGATAGAGAGCGATGCATTTAAAACCGACTTGTCGGGCGGATATCTGCAAATGTACTACGCCACAAATATGGCGACGGGTACAAATTACAATTATTTGACTGTTACTGACGCAATGGTGGACAACTACTATTACGCGACATTTGCGTCGCCGTTGCCAAGCATTGATGGGATAAACACAAAAGGCTTTAGATTCGGCGAAAGCGACGAGAACAAAACCGGAATAATACATTGGCAGACCGATTATGCGCTTATCGAAAAGGCAAGAGCGCGGTTTAGACAGTGTGTCGAGGTCAACGAGATAATGACTGTTGACAGTAACGGCGAAAGTATAGGTTTTATATCTCACGCCCCATTCAGGTCAACGGATATAAGTGCGGAAATAGGTGCGACAAACGAAGCAAAAGCGTTTATGCAGCTTGCTAATAACTCAAAAGGCACAATCCCGGCGCGAATCAACATCTACTCAAGCGGTAGCGGTGGAGCGGGTATGAGCCTTGAACTTAAATCCGGTGGCGGGTACACTGGACGACTGTTTGTTGACAACACCGGTTTGTATGCGGAGTTTAACGGCAACGGTATTTACAAAAAACTTGCGTAAGGAGGTAAGTCTAATATGATAAAAACTGAACTCGGAAAAAAACTCGGTACAGCCAGAGAAACGGCAAGGCAGCTTGAACAGGAGACAAAACAGCTGACGAGTCGACTGGAATATGTCCGTACCGAGCTTATCAAACAGCTCGGTAAAATAGAGATGCTCAATGAAATGTTGCAGGAAGAGGAGGCGGTAGACGATGCGGACAACCACGATAACGATTGATTATGCTCACCCGCGCGGTTATGACGTTGGATATCGAGCGGAGAACAACTTCACGGAGTTGTCGCTACCCGTTCCCGCCGAGCTCGAGGGCGCGGACAGCTACAGAGTCTACTTTGAGTCGACGGTCGGCGAGTATCTGCAAACCGGGCTGTTGACTCCTGTGGACGGCTATGTGGCGGTTAAAATTACAAGCGATGTTGTGCCCGAACCGGGCAACATGGCAGCGCAGCTTGTCGCCTTTGCGGACGGCGAGATAGTCGGCTATGCGCCTATGATAACAGGCTCTGCAAAGGTGTCAATCCCGGACGGCACAGAGCGGCTCTCGCACAGCCTCGCCGCCGAGATAGCTCTTAACACCGCCGCACGGCACGGCCATGATAACAAGTCGGTCATTGACCTGTTGACCGCCGATGATACCGGCACGCTGCTGTACGATGGCAAGGTTATAGGTGGCGGCGCATCCGACTTCATAATCAAAATGACGGTCACAAGCGACGACAATGGTAAGTATACGGTCACGTCTTGCAGCACAACAGTTGAGCAAATTGACGCAGCAGTTGCCGACGAAAAAAGAGTTGTTGTGATAGCCACTGATACAGACAACAATCTATCTTGGGATATACCTATTGTTCAAGGCTTTAACGGTAGCAACTATTATTTTGCCACATTTCTGCTTGGTCAAGCTATACTTTCATTTGTACAGAAGGTCGGAGAAAACCAAGCTAGATGGCAATTCATAGTTGGTCAAATCGGTGCGGATTTTATTAGTTATTCAAATGACGCATTACCGAACATGTCGACAGTCGGAGAGGCACTCGACGAGCTTGTAAAAAAGTCTGGGCATACTCACACTAATAAAGACGTTCTTGACAAGCTCTCCGATTCAAACGGAAAACTGCAATATAATGGTTCCGATATATCCGTCACAAAAAACGGCGTTATCTCCGCGCTCGGTTATACCCCGCAGGCAGTCTCGACAAAAGTCTCCACAGGCTCAAATATAGCCCTTGCCGACAACACCGAGTACCGCCTCACCGATGTCACGACCTTAACACTGACATATCCTACAGGCAACTTCGAGTGCTGGATGCGCCTGAACTTCGCGGCGAGCGGTAATGTCACCGTCACTCTGCCTGCGGGCACAAAGTATATTGGCACTGCGCCCGATTTTAAAAACGGCGAAACATGGGAGCTGAGCTTCAAAGACAAAATTTTGGCGGCGCAGAAGGTCGGTGACGGCACTTGAACAGGCGCAGATTTATATGGCAAAAGGCGCAAGCGCAGAGCGGACTACCGGAGGGCTATACGGCATTGAAATATATCCAATCGTCGGGCACTCAGTATATCGACACCGGACGCAAGCTGACGCAGGATTCTGATATCACCATAGATTTTAGTATAGTCGGTGAAATAAACAGGAACGCAGGTATATTCGGTTCGCGCGAAAGTGCATCGAAAAATAATCTTACGCTATTTCAAGATGGGGGCTCAGGTTATTTCTCCGGCGACTTTTCCGAATATCAAAAGCACCGTTTTTCGGTGGCTTCATCATTGGAACGAACAAAAATCCAAATAAACAAAGCCGGCGTGTGGGTCAATGATATTTTAAAAAAATCTTGGAGCGATGTCGCCGACTTCGAGACGCCGACAAACGGACTGATATTTGACGTCGGCAACAACAACTGGTCGGGCAATAAGGCTGTTATGCGGTTATATAGCTACACCGACGGCGATGCACAGCAGCTTGTCCCGTGTCTCGATGCAAACGGTGTGCCGTGCCTTTATGATCTTATAGGCAAAACGGCGCTCTATAATCAGGGCGCGGGCAGCTTCACATGGGGGTGAAAATATGATATACGGAAAACTGGTCGGCGGTGCTCTGCACGGTGCGCCGAGACCGATAAGAACAGAAAATGGCGATGTTTTTACCAACGACCCCAATTTGCTTTTGCACTACGGCTACAAGCCGATAATCACGGCGGAATATCCATCCGACGGCGGGTATTACACCGAGTCGTGGACAGAGACGGAATCCGAGATAAAGCAGATTTGGACGGCCGCCGAGCCGCCCGAAGATATATCGGCGGACGAGGCGCTGGATATTATCACAGGGGGTGCGGATATATGACACGGACGCAGGCAAAACGCTTCCGCGAGATGATAACAAGAGCCGCCGCGAAGCTGACAAACGCCGAAGCTCTGACAAGTATCAGCCTATTTGAACCGTGGAGC